GAACCAGCTGGCGCCCGACGCAGGTCTCGCCGTCGCAGAGTCCGAGTACACCGGCAGGCTGCTGTATAAGTTTGGGAAGGACCCGGCGCTCGCGATTAGAACCGCGAAGCAGTCCCCGGCCCAGCAGCTTATCACCATCGGCCGGCTTATCGCGGAGTGCGAGAACGAGGACCGCCTCAAGGGCAAGCAGAACGGAAACAGCTCGAAGTCCAACGCGCAGAGTGGGCAAACGAAGTCCATCACCAAGGCGCCTCCTCCCCCGACACCGACACGCGGTGGCGGGAGCGGCATCTCACGGAGCCCCGTCGACCCCAATATGTCGATGGAAGACTTCGCGCGGATGCACAGGGGAAGCAAACAATCAGCCCGCGAGCAACATCGCAAGATGCGCGGGCTGAACTAAAACAATCGGAAAGGTATAAATGGCTAACAGTCTAATCACCGCTCAATGGGTCGCACGGAAGGCTCTCGTCCTCCTGCACGCCAAGAGCAACTTCACGGGTCGCACGAACCGTGACTATCAGAGCTTGCTGCCCGGCCCCATCAACGGGGTCATCTTGGGTCAACAGCTCTCGATCCGTCTCCCGTTCCAGTACACTCTGCGTACTGGTCCGCAGATGAATGCCCAAAACAGCGTCCAGCGTTTCGCCACGTTGCTGGTCAACCAGCAGCTCGGCGTCGACATCAACTTCACCTCGGTGGAGCGCGCGATGTTGCTGAACAACTTCGAAGAGCAAGTGCTCGAACCCGCGATGGCTCGCCTCGCGGCCGGCATCGAGAACTTCACCACGGGCCAAGTCAACAACGTCCCGAAGTTCACGGGCGCCTTCAACACCACCGCAACCTACGACCAGCTGCTCCAGAACGAGCAGTATCTGACGGAAGCGCTGGCGCCGGAAGACGACCGCCGGACCTTCACCGCGACCCCGCAAACCTCGCGGTACTTCGTGCGTGACAACAAGGGCCTCTTCAACCCCGAGAGCACGGTCTCCGACCAGTGGCTCGAAGGCGTCATCGCCGACAAGGCTGCTGGCTACGTCTGCTTCCGTAACACGAAGCTCCCGACGCACGTCATCGGCACCTTCGGCACCACCTCCGTACCCGTTGTCAACGGTGCAGGACAATCGAACCCGGGCGCGGGCAACGCGTTCGTGTCGACCTTCACCCTGAACACCAACGGCTGGCAGTCGGGTGTCACTACCCTCAACGCTGGTGACGTCATCAGCATCGCGGGCGTGAATGAAGTTGACCCCGAGACGAAGGCATCCCTAGGCCGACCCAAGCAGTTCGTCGTGACCGCGACCATCAGCGACACCGCTGGCGCGATTGCGATCCCGATTGCCCCGGGTATCATCACGGGCGGCGCCTACCAGAACGTGGACAACGTTCCGGCTACGGGCGCGGCCATCAGCGTATTCGGCCAAACCGGCTCTGCCGCCCTCACCGCGCTCAATGGCGCGCTGATCAAGCAGTCGCTTGGCTGGTACCGGGACGCGATTGTGTTTGCAAACCCCCCGATGCTCGACCTCAGCCCCCTCGTCAAGATGACGGCTGCGGAGGCGTTCGAAGGGTACAACATCCGCTTCGCGCAACAGTGGGACCCGTCTAACGACGTGCTCCCGGCTCGCCTCGACTCCATTGTCGGCGCCGTGCTCGCTTACCCCGAGCTGGCTGTCCGTAACATCGAAGTCGCGTCGGCTGCCTAATCCATAGGAATATAGAAAATGACTAATTACCAAATTGGATATGGGCACGGCGACGTGGTTGGCGTTCCGTTCGATTTCTACGCAGGTGCGACCCTGGTTACAGGGTCGACGATCACGATGCAGACTGGTGTACTGGTCCTTAACCCGACCGGCACCCTGGCTGCTCTGACCGTGAACCTGCCGCTAAATCCGGTGGACGGCGCTGACGCGTCGATCACCTCGACGGCAACCATCACCTCGCTCACGCTCAACGCGAACACCGGAGACGCCATCGTCCCCGGCGTCCTCGGCACCCTGACGGCCCTCACTCCGGCGGCGGCTACCACCGCTGGCGGTGCCACCGCCACCGTGCGATTCAAGTACACCCTCAACGGCTTCCAGCCGGCGTCGGGTGCGGCGGTCAACCCGCGCTCTTGGATTCGCGTTCAATAAGAAAAAGCGCCGCTGCCCTCACCCAGTAGGCGCGTCTGGTGAATGCCCACCACTTTAAGTAGGCATGACAGGAGGGAGAGACCCCACCGAATTTTTAAGAGAGGCGCATGGCTCAGACTAACCAGCAGATCATCACCGAGGCGTTCCAGATTCTTGGCGTCGTGCGCGAGGGGCGCGCACCTACGGCCACGCAATCCGCCAACGGTATGACGATCCTCAACGACAACCTCCTCACGCAGATGCGGGACGGTTGGGGGAACATCGGCTGGTACCCGCAGACTGTTGCGCAGCTGAATAGTATTGCGCCTCTCAAAGATGAAGACATCGCCGACGTGAAGTACGTTCTCGCCGGCTGGATATCCGTACGCTATGGTATCACGATCCCGCCGTCACCGGACCCGCTCAATGGGTTCGATCTCGGTGCGCTGATCTACCAGGCGATGCGGAGGCTGACGAAGCGGTACCTTAAATACACTGAGAGCGATCTCGGGGAACTCTCGCGGGCCAACGGCGGCCTGTGGGGCGGCAGCTACTGGTTCTGACATGGGCCAGGCTGTACCGCAAGAGGTCCCGCTACCGCTCGCCTCGTACCAACTCGCCGACCTGCGGGCTGCGTCGAAGAGGCTGATCGGGTGCTACCCGGAGCCTGCGCCGCAGACGCAACCCGACGACATGAAGGACAACCAGCCGGCGGTGCTCCGCCGCTGGCCTGGTATCACGACCTTCGCGACCAGCTCCACCAACCCGATCCGCGGGATATGGGAGATGGCGGGGACGGTCTACGTCGTCATCGGGTACGACCTCTACACGCTGAACAGCTTCGGCACCTTCACGCTGGTGCCGGGATCCTCGGGCGGGATCATCGGGTCCGGCTTCGTCCGGATGACCGACAACGGCGCCTGCCTGGTGGTGCTGGTGCCGGGGACCGACACCTGTTACACCTACACCCCCTTCACGGGTGGCGGCGGCGTGCAGCAGCTGACGTCCTCATTTTTCTATAACCTGGGCGGCGCGATTGACTGCTGGTTTGTCGACAGCTACATCGTGTTCCTGGCGAACAACAACGGCGGCAACGGCTCCTACACGTTCTTCAACGACGACGGGCGCCAGGTATCAGGCAACGCGCAGATCACCTTCACGACCGCGGCCTCGTTCAACCGGCAGTTCGGTACGGACCCGTTCTATGGGATGTGCATCGACCACCGCGAGGTGCTGATGTTCGGCTCCCGCTCCTCGGAGGGCTTCGTAAACACTGGCAACGCAACGGGCACCCCGTTCAGCGCGGCCTCGGACACCTACATGACCTACGGGGTGCACCCGCAGTGCCCGTACAGCATCGCGCTCCAGGACAACTCGGTGATGTGGATCGCGAACGACCTCACCGTGCGCCGACGCAACGGGCAGACACCTACACGGATCTCGACGGCTGGTGTGGAGCTGGTTCTTTCGAACGCAAACAAGAACGGTCTCCTGACCGGGACGTACGCGCTCACGTCGCCCGCGGGCGGCCCGACGTGGAACGGTCACCCGTTCTACGTGCTGACGATCCCGCTCGCGGAGCGGACGCTGGTATACGACTGCGTGACCCAGCAGTGGTTCGATCTGGTGTCGGTGGTGAACGGGCAAGATATCCAGTACCGTGGGCTCTCGTACTTCAACGGGTTTGGGAAGCAGCTGATCGGTGACTCGGAGAGCGGCACCATAGGGTACCTCGACGACACCGTGCAGACAGAGTTTGGGAACTCGAACGCACCTGTGGTGTGCGCCTTCACGACGATGCCGATCTACAACCAAAACAATCGCCAGGTCGTGCGGCGCGTGGAGGCGGTGGTGACCGCCGGCCAGGGGGCAACCCCCGGCGTCGCGCCCCGCATCAACCTGCTGCTCTCGGCGAACTGGGGCGAGACCTACGACTCCTCAGGCGACGACTCGCAGACGCTCGGCGTCCCGGGCGACACCGGGAACCGCGCGATATGGTGGAACCTCGGGCAGTACGATAGCCTGGTGATGCAGTTCCGTGTGACGGACGCGTCCCCGACGTTCTCGGTCGATGTGACCGCGTACGTCGAACAGTGTAAGTGGTAGCGTGGCTACGTACTTACAATCGAAGCCGGGGCTGACGGGCGCGACCGCTCTCTCGATACCGGCGACCTGGGACGCGACCTGGTTCCGCAACTTCATCAATAACATGCTGAAGGGCGGCGACGTGAGGAACGCTATCGGCGCGAACGGGATTACAGTTAGCGGCACCATCGCGTCACCGTACGCGACGATTGGATTCGGTGCCCCGGTGACTCTCCCGGGACCAGTTACGATTAGTATCCCGAGCAGCGGCACGACGCCCACCCTTACCGTCTTCGGGTCGAACAGTATCCCGGCGCTTGAATTGATAAGTGCGACGGCTGGGCAAGCCTCATATATGGAGTTCGCTGCCAACGGAACCCAGCAAGCATTTATAGGTGTGGCTGGGGCGGCAGGCCAAATAAGCGCCGGAACGTCCACCAACGATCTGGTTTTGCGTTCACAAAGCGCGAACATTGACTTCACCGCTAACAGCGCCGTCAGCGTCCAGATGCAGCTTACTGCGGCGGGTAACTTCACGATCAACGCCCCGAGCAGCGGCACCGCGCTGACTGCTTATGGTGTGGCTGGTAGCCCTACCGCTATCATTAAGGGCAGCTCTACCTCTGGACAGTCTTACGGCTTGCAGGTGCTTGCTGGGACGACCTCAGCGGACCAGGTAGCCGGATTCTACAACCAGGCAGGGACGACGTTATGGGTGAGCATAAGCGGTTCCGGAGCGCTATCCGTAGCCGGAGCCGCTGCGTTCAATGGCGCAACTCCGCAAGGCAAGGTCACTGGGTACGGCACCCCAACGGGCGGGACGATCACCGCCAACTTTCCCGGCGCGACGGCAACGCTATTGCAAACCTCCGGGGCAGTGGCTGAGCTGATTTCGATTTTGAAGAACTGGGGAATTTTGGGCGCTTAAGCATGGCAACCAACCCACTCGCATCAGTTTACAGCAACCCTGCGGTGCAGGCAGCTCTAGCGACAAGATAGGTTTTTCCGACTGAAGAGGTGAGCATTATGAGTTTTATAAAGGTAGATCACAGTGAGCAGCTCGCGCAGCACATCGCCGCCGCGCTGAAGGACCACCCGAACGCGGAGGTTCGCGTGAACCCGAACGTACAGGCGCCGATCCCGCCGCACATCGCCAAGAACATCTGCGTCCTCCTGCAGCGGGTGCAGGTGACCGGGATCGAGTCAATCGCGTGGGCGGAAGCCTACCAGTACGTGCAGTCGCACATACCCCCCGAGCCGGCGCAGCCCGGCGTCCCGTTCAGCGGGTTGCCAACGAAAGAGTAAAAGAGATGAGCATGTTCAAGTGGACGATGGAGTCAGTCATAGCAGGTGTCGCGGTCATAGGGAGCGCCGTCGGGGGTATCTACTCGACCAGCTACCACTGGGGTACCGTCAACCAGCAGATCACCGAGCTGCAGAGCAAGACCGCCGAGACCGACGTGCACATCTCGAAGCACGACGAGCAGCTGCAAACGATCCAGCAACAGAACTCGGCGCTCAAGCAGTCGGTCGACGACATCAAGGACACCGTCCACGACATCCAGACACAGGTGAGGAAACCCAAGCATGGCGATAACCAATGACACTCTGCTCGATCCATCTATTGACCGACGCCTGGCTGTCGATCTTGATGCCGCAGAGAAAGACACACTCGTCGCGTATCTGGACACAGAGGGGAACTGGACGTGCGGCCGAGGCCACCTCCTACCGCGGCCGGCGCCGGGGAGATCGTGGGAAGGGTTCACGGTCCCGCAATCCACCAGCGACCGATGGTTCTGCACCGACATCCTGAACGCGATCCGGCTCGCCCAGAAGTGGCCGGAGTTTGAGTCGTGCGACACGGTGTGCCGACAGAACGCGCTCTATGAGATCGCGTTCAATCTCGGTAACCGGTGGGACGGGTTCGGCCCGACACGCGCCGCGATCAAGGCTAAGGAGTGGCAGACCGTGCACGACCACCTGCTCGCGAGCCTGTGGGCGAAAGAGGTGCAGCCGGACGGTCTCGACAAGCCGGGGCGCGCGACGCGCATCGCGAACTATTTTTTGACGGGGGAGTATCCAAGTGGCTGACATTACCGGCATCGGCTCAATCGCTGACCTGATAGGCGGCGTCATCGACAAGATATTCCCCGACAAGACGAAGGCGGCGGAGGCGAAGGCCGCGCTCGCGCAGGCGCAGCTCGAAGGTAGCCTAAAGTCTATCGACGACCAGTTCCAGATACAGATTGAGCAGATCAAGGCGAACGCCGCCGAGGAATCGAAGCCGGGCCTGAGCTTCCGCGATGGCGCCGGCTGGGTGTGCGTCATAGGGTTCGCTATCGCGGAGCTGAAGTCGCCGGTCGAGTGGGCGTGCACGCTCGCGGGTCACCAGGTAACGCTCCCGTCTGTCGACACCAGCACCCTCACGACTATGCTCTTCGCGCTGCTCGGCATCGGCGGTATGCACGTGTACGAAGCCACGCAGAAGTAGTCAGTGAGCGCGCTTATCCCCGGACGCGCCCGAAACTCGGGGCCGGCCTCAACCAGCAGCGGGACGGGTTCGGGCGATAATTTCATTAGCGCGCGGGCCGGGACCGGAACACAGTACGCGGGCGGAGACCCATCTAACGCGGCGGCGGCGGCATCGAACCCCGCCTACACCGCCTCGGTGATGGCGACGATTGCTAAGGCGCTCGGGAAGCCGGTCAACCAGCTCACCCAGAACGATCTACAGCAATACAACCTGACCGTCAACGCGCACACCTCTGACGCGGGTGGCGGCTTGATGGGTACGCTGATAGACAAGGTGGCGCCCGCGCTGATAGTGGGCGCCGCTACGGCCGGGGTAGGGTCGGCGGTTGGCGGGGCGCTCGCTGGCACCGTCGGCTCAACCGCCGCGTCGGTTGCCGGCGGCGCCGCGCAGGGCGCGCTCGCGTCCGCCGGTACCGACACGCTCACAGGCGCGCCGCTGACGCTGAAGTCTGTTGGTGGCGGGGCGCTGAGTGGCGGCCTAGGGGCCGCCGCCGCGCCGCTCAGCTCCGGCCTGAGCAACTATACCGGCCTCAGTCCCGGGGTGTCCAGCGCCCTAGTGAAGGGCGGCATAGGTGCGACGATGGGCGGCCTCAGCGGCGGCGCGCAGGGCGCGCTTACGGGCGGGGTAGGTGGGGCGGCGTCCGGCTTACTCAGCAACGCGACCGGCAGCAACGCGCTAGGGAAAATAGGCGGCAGCTATCTAGGGTCGTTGGCTGGCAGCTCACTTGCCGGCAGCAGCGGCACATCGAGTGGCGCGAACTCTAGCGGATCAAACACAGGTAACATAGGCAACATGGCAAGCGGTACAGACTCATCTCTCGCGTCCACGATCACGGGAGCGCTCCCAGGACTATTGCAGTCTGGCATCGGTGCTGGGACCGCGCTCGCTGCAGGTAACGCGGTAGCTGGCGCTGACCAGAACGCGATCACCACCCAGCAGAACAACCTCGGCAACATCCAAAATATCTGGGGCACCCAGCAGCAGACCGGGCAAGGTGCCAACACCGCGCTGCAGTCTTCGCTGGGGCTCAACGGCGCGACGGCCGACCCCGCAAACTTCTTGAACATGCCCGGCTACCAGTTCGCTGTGCAGCAGGGTACCCAAGCTATCCAGCGCCAGGCTGCGGCGATGGGTAACGCATACACGCCGAACACTGCCGCCGCAGTTGGTCAGTACGTCACCGGTACCGCGAGCCAAGACTACAACACCTACATCAGCCAGCTGATGGGCGCCGCCGGCCTCGGCACCACCGCGAACCAGGGCCTGCAGACGGCAAACCAAACCACCGCGAACAACGTCAGCCAGCTGCAGCAGAACATCGGCCAAGCGAACGCGTACGGTATCAATGGCGCCGGCAACGCCGCGGGCAGCTTGTTCAATGCCAGCGGAGCGGGCACCGGCCTGATCGGCGCGGCCGGAAATTATCTGAGCGGTGGATCCTCCGGCGGCAGCAGCGGCTACAGTAACGGCAGCTACAACAATAGCGGGACGTACGATCCGAGCGACGAGAACGCTGACATCGCCGGGCAGCTCAACAATTCAACTGACACCTTGACCAGCAACGCCACAAATAATTTCGATTCGTCTGGTGTTGGGACCAACCTCGCACCTGACGCAACCGGCAACCCGATAGACTGGACCAACACAGGCGGGGACGGGTCCGGTGATATCAGCAATTTTCTTAACTGGGGTGGGTGATGGCTGACATATCAGACAACGGCTCGTTCCTCGGCAACCTCGCGAACATCAACTCGCAGAATTTTGGTCCGACCGCAGTCGCCAACCAGGCGAACACCGCAGCGAACACCCAGGTGCAGCAGCAGAGCGCGCAGGCGCAGGCGATGCAGAACAAGCTGATGGCGGCGCGTATGCCGCTGATCCTCTCGCAGCTGCATGACGAGTCGGTCGGCGCGGGCGACCAGTCAGGTGTTGGCGGTGGAGGCGCGAGTGCAGGTGCAGGTGGAGGCAGTAGCAGCGGCGGCGGCGGCCAAGCCGCCAGCGTGTCCGACAAGCTGCAGGCAGCCCAAGACAACTCTGGGGAGGCGGACCCCTCCATCCTCAACCCAGACAAGATCGACGCCGCGCTACGCGCGATGTATTTTGTTCCACAGGTCCTGCCGCAAGAGATGCAGGCCCTGCGGAAGGCGTACCTTGTCGACCCGAACGATCAGTACGGCATGGGACCAAAGCGCGTGCTCCAGCAGATCGAGATGCGGAAAATGATGCAGATGCAGCAGTCGCAGATGGGCGCACGCGACGACTTTGATGCTCTGCACGCGGTCACCGACGCACCAGACGGTCAGGCGATGAATGTGCTGGAGCGCTCGCACCCGGACACCGTCGCCGCGATCAGGCAGAAGTTCAAGAACGACCCGAACGAGGAGCGCGACGAGGAGGACCAGGCGCGACTCTTCGCCGCGCACGCCGCGGGCGCCGTCCACCAGTACACCGGCCGCGAGGCGGTGAAGGGCGACGACGGTGTCTACCGTGACAAAGACACCGGTATCACGATCCCTGGCATAGAGAAGGTGGGGCTCTCGACCGAGCAGTACCTCAAGTTCGCGCACGAGGCGGTGACCCCGTCGGTTGACGTACCCGATGGCAGCGGCGGCTCGATCAAGGTCACCCCCTGGAAGGCCGCGCAGATGCAGGGCGCGAAGAACATGAACGGGCCCGAGGATTGGGTTCAGATGCGCGCCTCGCAGTCTGGACTACCCGGCGCCGCCTCGACGCTACCCGCCAACAGCGCACACAAGCAAGAATCGAACGCTGTAGTTAAATCCTCGCTCACGAAGGTGCAGCAACAGCGCGCCGCGCAGCCCCCGACCGACGGCAACGCGCCCGCCGGCCCGAACGGTGTAGGCACCGCCCGCAACGCGCAGGGTCAGCCGGACCAGCAGCTGACTGACGCGCTCAAGGACACGAAGTACGACTACAAGCCGACGAACAACGGCGAAGAGTACAAGCCGGGCGCGTTCAAGACGCCGCCCCCGACCGTGCTCGAAGACATGAAGAACCAGACCGCGGCACGCAACACCCTGGCAAAAGACTCGAACGACGGCGTCAAGTCGGCGCAGGCCGCGCTCACGATGTACCAGGCCGCGCAGGACATCCTCGCCAAAGGGAACTACGACGGCGGCAAGTGGAACGCGGAGCTGGCGAGCAAGGCCGGAAAGTACCTGCCGCTCAATTTCCAGAAGGCGCTTGGCACCGCGCAGCAGACCGGCGACTACCAGGAGCTGACGAAGATGCTAGGAACCGCCGCGCTCCAGGCGGGTAAGGGCATCTTCGCGAAGATGACGCAGATGGAAGCGAAGATGATGACCAAGGAGCTGTCGCCGTCGCCTGAGATGCAGCCCGACGCGCTGCGTGATATGATTACCAAGGGCCAGAAGATGGCTCAGTACTCGCTCGACTCCACGAAGCGGGTACCTATCTACCTCAAGGCCGGTAAGGACGCGAACCAGTTCCCGTCGTGGAACCAGGAGCACTTCCCGATGGAGACCGAGACGCAGCCTACTGCAGCGAAGCCGGACGCCGCCGGGAAGCCGCCGAAGTACACAGACGCACAGGTGAGGGCGTACATGCAGAAGTACAATCTGAAGGACGAGCAAGCCACACGTAAAGCGCTGGGCGTCCCCTGATGGCTGACGACACCGACATCACCAGCGGGATGCCGGAGCCGACCGACATCGGCCTGGACCCGACGGCGGAGATGCCGCACCCGACGGAGATCGGGCTGCAGCCTCCTGAGCAGCACACCTCCCCCTTCGATCCGTTCAACCCGTCGCAGCACCCGGTGCTCGCGCTCGGTAAGGCGGTGGCTGACGAGGTGTCGGCGCACCCGAAGGAGGTGCTGTCGGCGGCCACCGGCATCCCGCGCATCGCCGCGGTGGCTAACCCGATCACGCCGCGCATCGCGGGCGCCGCCGGGCGACTGGGCGCGCTCTCTGGGAGCGTGGGCGCCGCGCTCGACCCCGAGCACGCGTCAGAAGATCTTGCTGAGGGCGAGCGGCGCGCACAGGATTGGTCGAGCAACGTCTACAAGTTCGCGGAGTACCTCCCCAAGAAGCTGGAGACGCCGGAGGGTACGAAGCTGGCCGATGCCGTACTCAACGCGCCGGGCGAGGCCGGAAGCTACCTGAACGACAAGCTGATCCGGCCGTGGGCCGGCGACGCGGTCGCGGACACGGTGGGGGAGATCTCTACCGACCTCGCCTCCACGTTGGGCGTGCCCGACATCAAGGGAACGTCCGGCGCGATAGCGCGCGGGGCAGAGAGGGCGCGCTCCGCCGTCGAGAACATCCAGAAGCCGAAGGCGCCTCCCCCGCCGACACCGAACGCACCCCTGACGCCTGACAATGTCGGCACCGGGGTGACGGCCGAGCAGCTCCGCAGCCAGCCGAACCCGATCCCTCCCCCGGAGGGTACCGCGGCCCACGAGCGCCAGCAGCCTGCCGCTGCGCCGCCTACGGAGGCTCCAGAGCTGGGGAACCAGCCCCAGGATATGAGCCTCGACCCGCAGGCGCGGGCCGCTGAGCGTGCTCGTATTGCGGCGGAGAGGGCCAAGCAGATCGGTCTCACGGGGGAGCTGGAGCCGGAGCCGGTCCCGAAGAACGCGGCCCAGGTGGAGGGTGAGGCGGCGCGCATCGCGGCGATGACCGACGAGCAGCGGCAAGCCTACTACGCACAGAACCGCATCCCGACCACCGGGGAGACCACGGAGCAGCTCCAGGCGCGGCTCAACGCGGAGGCGGACGCAAGAGGGAAGACACTCGGCTCACGGCCGGCTGGTGACGACCAGCGCGGCTCCGTGCGCCTATTCAGCTCCCCCGCGGAGGAGGGCCCGAAGGAGACCCCGACCCCTGAGATGCAGGGCCTCCGCGCGCAGCACCTCGACAAGCTGGACAAGCTCTCGGGCGGGATGCTCCCGTCGCGCCGGATGTCGGCGCTGACCGGCGACTACAACGCGACCGGCGACGACTACCAGGCGAAGGAGGTAGAGCCGGCCGGCGGCCCGATGAAGACGCAGCTCGCGTCCGAGAACGCGGCGCTGCACAAGGCTGCCGACACCATCCACAGCAGCCTCGACTCCGCGCACGACGACAGCGTGGACCCGCAGACGGTGAGCAACCGTGGGCGCACGATCCGCAACGCGGTGGAGGCGATCCAGAAACACTTCGATGACGCCACCGACGGCTTCTATGAGGCCGCCCGCGCGCAGAACCAGGGGCGCCCGATCCCTAAGCTGCAGCGTGTCAGCGACTACCTGAACGATGACTCGAACTTCACCAACGACGCCGAGATCGGGCTCCAGCGCGCGGCGAAGCAGCGGATGGAGCGGCTGTGGACGACCGGGGACCCCGACAAGGGTGCTCCCCCGGGCAGCGTGAACGCCGCGGAGCGGCTGCGCGAGTTCCTGAACGAGAAGGGTAAGAACCCGAGCGCGATGGGCGTCGCCAGCGACCTCAAGAACCACCTCGATATGGATGTCGCCGAGCACGGTGGCCCGGGCATGTTCGACGCCGCGCGCAAGATGCGCCGCCACAGCTACCAGATGCTGGAGGAGCCTACCGGCATCAAGAAGCTGCTCGCGCCCTCCGACAGCCAGGGCATCAACCACGCGATCCCGACGGAGAAGGTGGCCGACTACGTCGCCGACCTCCCCCAAGACCAGCACGAGCACGTACTCAACGTGCTCCGCGCCGGGGCGCACCTCGCCCCTGACATAGCCGAGAAGAGTGCGGCGGCGATGCGCGAGATCCAGGCGCACGTAATCAGCCGCATCCACGACGCCGCGACCGACAAGGCCAGCGGCGCGTGGAACGCGCGCAAGTTCTACAACAAGGCCGCAGAGTACGGCCCGAAGCTGCCGGCGCTCTTCAAGGAGCGGCCCGACGTCCTCGATCACCTGCAGACGCTCAACGACGCCGGCAACACGCTCCACATGGACAAGCACTACCCGGGGGCGGGCGCGCAGGTCTCGCGCACCGGTATGGTAACGCATGCCGTCGAAGGTATCGGCGCGCTCGCGTCGGGTATCGCTCACGAGCTGCCGATGGGGCGCATCCTCGGGCGC